CATATAACATCAATAATTAATTTGTAATAGAGGGGAAGTGTTACCTCCCCCTCTTGGAATATCTGTTAAACGATTAGGAAGCCAATAAGTTTGGTTTGTAAGCCATTGTTCTAGAAGGATCCCGAACGATAGCTGCAACACGGTCAAACAAGTGCTCAGTCCAAGCGTTGACTGGTGAGCTGATTGCAGACGATTGTGTCACAGGTGTGAACGGAGACATAAAACCTTCTTCGTATTTGTGAACCATACCAAAATCTGTAACCGTAACCTTTTGGATATTTGGTTGACCGTCAGTAGAACCAAAGTCCATCAAATCGAATCGATAGGATTCAACAACACCGCCTAGTGGGTGAATTGCCTTGTTACGATTCTTGTCGTCGTACATGGAGTCGACAGACAACTTAATGATTTGATTGTTAGGACCTTTGTATTCAACAAACTGTCCGCCGTAGCCCATACCCATTTGGAAACCTTTTTGAGACACAGGATAGATCCTGTTAGATGTCTGGTTCAAGGTGTACAATTGAGTATTAGCTTCCAAAGATTTGTGGAACTGATAGGAACCTCTTTCACCTGTACGAGACACGAAGTTGCGTTCGTCAGAGTTGAGTTTACCTTCAGACAAGTCCATCAAACGGCTAGAGAATGCTGTGATAGAGAAGTTGTTGAAATATGTCGTGTTAGCTGTTTCCATTTGTTCACGGATACCAGCACCCATACGAATAACTTCACCAGAGATACCTTTTTGTTTGTAAGTACCATCTTGAGCACGGTTAGAACGACCGAACATATAGCAACGGTTGATATCTTCACGGAACTCTTGTTTGAATTTCATCATTTCGTATTGGATCCACATCTTGATCGGCTTACCGTTTTCGTCGGCACAAGCAACACCCATCTTACGATAGACCATGTTACCTTCGCCTTCGTGCTTCATACGCAAGTGGGTGAAACCATTACGCATTTCAAACATCGACTTGAAACGGACTTCACGACCTTTACGGTGACGACCTCTTTCCACAGGAGAATACTCACCAGAGAACAATCTACCAGGAATCAATTCGTCGAATGGTACGAATGCGTTAGCATCACCAGTCATCAATTCGCAAGTATAGACCCAGTTAGTACCTTCTTGAACAGGCTCTTCCACGATACGGATCAGATAAATTTCATTCTTTTCGCCTACGATAACTTCTGTATCAGAGAAGTAATTCTTAGGAAACACCAACTCGAACAGAGTGTGGGCTACACCACATTCGTCGGCTGCTGTAATAGCTGTTCCGTTGATACGGGCTTCAACCAATGGAATGTTGTCCAAAGCTTTAGACATCAGAGACCAAGTGAAGTCATCGTCGGTGTCCATCTTAAGAGCAGGAAACGTATTCAAAAGAGAATCGATATTCGTGCCATACTCTCTTTCGAGGACTTTATGGATAATATCATTAACTTTTTGAGGTTCAAGTTTCCACATTGCTCCCAAATGGTTTTCTGTTGTCAACCCTTTCCAGTCGGTTGCATCAGTGATTTGTAAATGTGATAATCTTGTTGACATGTAAATAAATAGTTAATTATGAATATTTATGAAAATTTTAAGTTTTTAAGTCTGTCCAAGGTATTGTGTTTTGTTTCAAGTGTAGTACCATTTCCAGATGTAGTTCCAGCTTTAAAGCGTACTTCTTCAAGTTTTTTGTCGAAGTCCTTTGAAACTTTCGTTTCTAATTTTTGCTGAAGCTTTGTAAAGTCTGTGAATCCATTTGTGATTACATGGAGCATATGAAGCTTCATCTTGTAATCAGCATCAGAACTGTATTTCTCCATCACTTCGTTAAGGAGTTGATCCCCTTTCTTACTGACAGGTTGAAACAGGCTTTTCACAACCTTTTCTTTTGTTTGAGAATTGACTTTCACACCATCGAAGAATTCGTTCGTTTCTTTGATTTTATTGGTGATCATATCAATCTCTTTTTGAACTGCTTGTTCTTTAACGAGTCTTTCTGTTTCTTTGGCTTTGACTTTAGTTTCAAGTTCTTCTGTAAGAGCTTTCTTCAAAGTCTGTTTAGCCCTGACTGCAACATTGTAGTATTGTGGAGAACTTACTGCCAGATCTGAAAGCATGTTGGCTTTCTCTTCGTCCATACCTTGTTGAATGAAATCATGAAAAATCAGATTCCTTGCTAAATTGATATCTTTCAAAGAGCTGTCGTCCAGAGTATTGATGTAGTCAATATCCGCTTTAATCGCTGTGAATTCCTCAACTGGTACACCATTACGCAAAGCTGTAAGGTAATCCTTCTGAGTATCCGTCAGGTCTTTCAATTCATTACGTTTGATGGTTCCTGCAACAAGTTTTGCAATATCATCATACGATTGAACTGATTCCAGTTCGGTGTCTTCCGCCTCAATGATGCCCTCTTTGATGAGATCCTTGATGAGGGTTTTAACCAAATCGGATTTAATGTCTTTTGTCCGAGGAGCTTTCTGTGTGGAGTCACCACCTTGAGGCTCATCGCTTTCTTCAGATTCATCAAACTCAGCTAAAAACTTTTCGTCAAAAAGTAAAGCTTCTTTTGAATCCTCTGAACCTTTCGCACTTTTATCATCTTTATCTTCATCTTTTTTAGATGAATTCGACGATTGAGTTTCAAACTCACCACCTTCGTATTCAGCTAAAGCTTTCAAATCAAATAACATTTCTTGATCTTCCATAATCATTAAATTTGTTTGAATATATCAATCTTAGTCGTAAAATGTTTCAACTTTGTTTAAATTTAGTTGTCGAGTTTTATAACTAAGTATTATTTTGTACTTGTTGATTTTTTCTCCATAGCACGGTTATGTCGGCTCTTTTCAGAAAGATCTTTCAATTTGATTTCTTGATCTTTCAAAGCAAGTTCATAATCCTGACGAATCTTCAATGCATTCTGTCTAATCTTTTCCAAATCAGCATTCGATTTATCATCAGTATCACCTTCTTGCGACAACATGATCTTTGCAAGTTCATTGGCAAGTTTCCTGTCCAATTGGCTATCCAACCTGTTAAGCTTTTCATATTCGAGATTGATTTCTTCCATTGCGATTTCAGACTGTCTTTGAATTGCTTCCTGTTGCGCCTTTTGTTGAGCTTCAAAATTAGCTTGTTCTTGTTCAGCCTTTTTCATCTCAAACATCTGAAGCTTATTCTTAATCGAAGCTGGACTCACATTGCTGTAGATATCAATCAGTTGTGATACGTTGATCTTATCGTTTTGAAGCATTGCTTGAGCAAGACTCTTCATCGTATTCATTAATTCATATGCCTCTCTACTGCTTGTAACAAAGATTCCATAGTCAGCTTCATTCAGTAGTTCGCCATCTAAATCAAATAAGATAGAAGCACCATCATCCAGTATATACTGCATCTTCTTATTTTTTAACGTTCTGTAGCAATATTTAGCTACTTCCAAACCAATCTCGAGAGTGCGTAGCTTAGTCATATCATGCTCATAAAACAAATACTCTGTGATATGAGACGATTGAGTAATCTCTCTTTCAACGTTACGAACAGCTTCCCTGTTAGAAATAGAAGCCAACCTTGCATCACTAACACCAGAAATAAATCCGATCTGGCTATTGATATAACCTAATAAATCAATATAAACCCTGATGGTTCTTTCATTGCTGACCTCTTGAGCAAGAGCTCTGTTCTGTGAAACAAGTCCAGCAAGTTTACCTTCGGCAACACCTTTTTGTCCTTCTTTGAAACTATCCTTGACGTTGATCTTATAGTTCTTGAGATAAGCCAACCATTTGTCTTCAGTCCAACCTTCAGGAATAAGAGCCATATCCAAATCAACTACACCACCAATAGTAGTAGCGATGGCAATTTCCAAGTTATAATGGATCACATTATATAAGTACTGATAAGGCTTCATCCTATCCATGATGGATACAGAGATATTATCATTCGTATTATAAATGGTTCCGACAATTCCTGGATGACATTTGGACTTATTACTCATAGACCTGAATTGAACAGGTTTAGGTCTCATCCTTAAATAAATAGCTGAATCACTTTGTTCAGCAATCATATGGGTTCCGCCAATCTTGTGACCTTCCCACCATTCATTGATCCAAAAAACTGAAGAAGTTTCTCCTGCAGATTCATCTGGAACATAATATTCATCATGGATTGTGATGATCTCTTGTCCTGTCTCATCATATGATGTGACCTTTTGAACCTTACGTCTAGACTTCCAATAAACCTTGACAACCCTTAAGTTACCATCGGCATCGATTGGCTCATAGTAATGATTCCTGTGATTGTTAGATGTATAATTTGCAAGATAATCCAAGTTGAAAAGCCTGCTGTCAGATCTGTCGTGACCTTGATAAAATTCAAAAGCGCCAGCTTTTGAACCTTCAGAACTAGCCCTCATCCCCGATTCAATCCTGTCGATTTGACTTGGTGTGAGTTCGTCGTAATAATAGTCGACGATCTGTCCAGGACTCATATAGCCTACAATGGTGATGATATCAGCATCTTCAATGAAGTTACTTTCACCAGATGCGAATGTAAACACATTCAAAGGATTCAACCTTGAGAACACAGGTTCATCTGCGACGATATCCCACAGATAGATTTCTTCACCAGATAAAAGAACATCAAGGAAGCCATCAGCCCATTTCTTTTCCATCTTCTCTTTATACTGTAACCAGTTAAGAATATGAGATGCTTGTCTTTCTCTGATGTCTTGATATTTATAGGTCTTATATTCTTCAAAGCGACCCAAGTCTTGTTTGACTTTCTCTTGATTAGGCATTTGTCCGCTTTCATCAGGTGTCGTATGGGATTGAACCATAGCCATGAAGTCTTGAAACAACTGCTCTTCCTTTTCAGAGATAGCATCATCATTGATTACTTTGACAGTCCAAGGCAGTCTCCTGCTGATTGATTCGCCTCTTAACAAGTCAATCCTTGGATTACATACTGGATAGTTTTGTATTTTAGCTGGTGCTTCCAATCCATCCAATCCGAAAGGATTACAAATCTTTTCGATATCAGATTGATCCAAGATATCTGAATAAAGATTGTAATTAATCCTCTTGTTACCATAAGATTGCCTTAAAGGAGAAGACTCTCCAAAGCACAATGCTTCAGCACCATCGACACATTTCCTTCGCCAGTCTTTATCTTTTTTGGAAATCGCTTTCTTTTGAGCAGGAAATGTTGCTCCGTTGTAATCAAATAGATACATATTAATTGAACAATCGTTTTGTATTTCTTGGTTTATATCGATTGAAGAATGAATCTTTCATATCCTCATTGGATTCTACTACGTCAGATCTCTCTTTTCGTTTCGGAACGTATTTTAATAACTCTTCACGTAATATGAATATCATATTCATAGCAGATATCCTGTCATAGTTACCACCTCTTTGTGTATAATATAAACATTCTTTCAAATATCCTATAGAATATACACTATTAAGATTAATAAAGTCACCTTCTTCAGATTGTTTCTTCAACCAATCAGATTGTAAGTTGATACCATAGTTAACCAATTCGTTATTAACCATGTTGATACCTTTACGTTTGTTACCTTCTTTGGAGATCTTGATATTATGTGTATGACTCAAGTGAGAAGGTGTATCTGCCAACAAATGAATAGCATTCTTCTTATTATAATAGGCGTATAAACCTTTCTTGTTCTGTTCGTACATGTGGAATCCTACAGCTGAATAAAACATTGTAAGCTTTCTTGTATTCTCATAGAACGTTTCCGTGTCAGGTCTACCTGTAAATTCAGCAACAATCTCTTCTGTGAACAAGTCGAATACATAACAACTACCTAATGAATTGGTATTCGATTCATCGTCGTCATAAGTATCTGTTCCAAGGATGTATCTACCTCTGATGACATCTCCAGTAGAATCCCTCTTAGGCATCTTATAGATGATGAAGCATCCTTCTTTGTTTTTATTGTCTTTGATAGGATACGATTCAATTGCTTTGACAGGAGATCCTGCCTTGAAGTAGATCTTCCCTGATTCAGCTTGGAACTCTAAATCACCATAATAGAATTGATTCTTATATTTAGCTGGATGGGATTCCAATTCAGCAATACGTTCTCTGATCTGTACAACAGGAAACTTTGACGTACTACCTCTAAGGAACATCTCTGAAGGAACCATCGGATAGTTCATCATATCTTCAGCCAAAGCATGGGATGAATTACGTTTCTCAAGGCTTTCACGTAGTTTCATCTTACGTTCGAAAGCTGTCTTGACATCGATGTTACCGTTATCGTCCCTTAACGAATTGTCTACAAATATCGAAGGCATGAAGAACCCTATCTTATTATGGGTCTTTTCAAGTGTGTTCTCAAAAGCCAGACATTCATTCTCGTCTGGATTATTGAAGATTTCTTCAGCTTCTCGGATCTTTTCGATGTTACCACCAGTACCGATATATATCTGAGTTCCGAACTTGAATGTCGCTTCGTGTTTCAAGATAGCTTGATTAGCTCCTTTGATAGCCTTGAGGTTTTCAATAAGACCTATCTCTTCAAGAATCGATACAGACGCACGGGAACCTACAGCTGCTTCAGGATTTTCAACCTTATATGTGACGTGTTTGATAGAGCTTAATGAACCTAAGATCTCTCGTTTATCTCCACGTTTGGTTTCAACCTTGTGTTCAAATATACTCTGAGAGTTGTTAGGTTTAAGATTACCGCTATAGTTCTTATAAAACGGCGAAGGTGTATACATATGAGTACCTTTACCGAAAGCTCCAGGAATATTATTCAAACCTAAGAAGAACTTATTGACAGTATCAGAAGACTTGTCGGTCAACGATGCTCCGATAACTTGTTCGACCTTGGCTGGATTCTTCATTGTTTCATCTGTATAAGCCTTGGCGTCATCAAACAACCAAGTGTATAACATGATCGCTTGTGCAACGAAGAAAGACTTACCAAAGTCACGAGTACCTAATATGAAGTAGTCTAATGCTTCATTGTTCCATAATGGTAAACCTAATTGTCTATCGTGAAGCTTCCTTAGATATTCCCTAGCAGGGATATACTTCTTGATATCTCCATTCTTATTTATAGCTGATTTAGACAGGAACACATCTTCACCAGCTAAAAACAATAAGATATTTCTCTCACAGGAATATTCATCATCTAAATCAAAGCCAGAGAAGCCTCTAGCTTCAATATAATTATAAGTGAGTTCCCAGTCAATCTCCCTGATGATAGGTCGTCCTGGGACTTTAGATGCAGCTCTGTTATGCTTTGGAGCCAACATGATCGTACCGAAGTTACCATAAAAGAAAAGATTACCAGGCATCCACCGATAATCTTTCTTTACAGCGTCAATCTTTTCCAAGTATTCATCATCGTTGATATCGATAGGATACTCTGCATTATCGACCGACCATAAACCTTCAATACAATGACGTTTGAGTTTCTTCCAATACTTCACATATTGAATCGACGAAGGATGGTATTCCATCAATGATTTCAATATGAAGTTATTCCTGTTCTTGATCTTGATGAACAAGGCATCGAATACTTCCCAAGTCAACTCTTTATAAATATTAGCCATTAGATGTCTCCTTTATCTGAAGCTGAAAGTGTCATTCCACCAAAGTCTGAAGCGACAGTTTCTTTTGTGATACGTTCCTTGATGTTTTCGATGTTCTTATAGATCTTTTCAGTATTCAAAAGAAGATCATCCAATTGTTTAGCAGTACCCTTAACAAGTTTAAAGCGACCATTTTCATCTTCTTCCATATAGTCAACAGAGTAAGGAGTGTCCCTAATAAATCTGGCTCTTTCAATAAGTTTCTTTTCAAGTTCAATCAGTT